AGGAAGTTGGGTTCCCTCTGTTATGAGGGAAAGTTAGGTACTATCAAACGATGGTACCAGACGGTGGACGGTATCGTCCTCCCTCTTCTGCTAACTGCAGAAGACCCAGATCTGTGTTACACACAGATCGATGCTCTTATCCGATTCGGATTCGAGAATTGTGCGAATAATTACGCACATTTTATTTCAAGGATGAAGTCCTTGAAACGCCTTCTAAGGAAGGATTACGCTGAGATGAAAGACTCAGCGAGTGCGTTGACTGATTGTGCAACGTACAGGAAGTACTTTCTTGAGTTCTTCCCTTCCGATGGGTGTGATCCCCATCGAGCGGTCCAGTACCTATTGTGCTGGAGTCAGACCCGTGCCTCAGGTCTGGCAGACTCAGTCATGGTAAAACTGAGTCTAGATAAGGCCGAAAAGACCTTATCTACCGCACGGCGTCCGAGCCGTGTGGCCTCCCAAGAATTCAGGGAGTATCACAGTCGGTTAAAACCGACTGGGGAACCTCATCTTCCAGATGAGATCCTTGGTGACATATCTCATAGAATTGTCACCAAGATGCGCGGTGAGACCGCACATCTTTCGGCAGGCCCAAATGCCTGCCTGGAGTCCACTCGTCAATCGGGTGGACAGACTGGGTACGTAAAGGTACTCAGCCGGCGTCATGACGCCGTAAGGTTCCGATACGATGTCAGAACCTTGGAACGACACGCGATTACGCCGTGTCGTGTCCATAGCCAATTTGCGCTATTGGACTGGGCCATTCAAGAGGCCTTGGAGCACCCAACTTATGTTAGGTGCGTTCGGCTCCATTCTGTTCCGGAGCCGAGTAAAGCACGGACCATTACGGTCTGTACTCTCCCCTACCTTCTCATTGTAGGGGTGTTAAGCAAGCTGTTACAGCCTGCCATCGCCTCGGATATCTCTAGAGGCGGACTAGAGGCTTCGAGAAACCTCTGGAACTTCCTATGGGAAGATATGGATCCCAATGCTGGGATCTGGTTCACCGTACGCGATGAACGTGACTCCAATGGTAAACCATTGAAGTATCGACAAGACATAATGGCCTTGTCGAGTGATCTGTCTGAGGCGACAGATTACGGTGATCTGGGCGTAGCACGCCAGATCCTAGACCGCATCATACGAGATGCGTCTCAAGTCCCGGGCTTTCCTACCGGGCTTGCCCTTCTTGCCAAAACTCTATTTATAGGCAAGAGGTTCTGCTTCCGCC